CTACTGATTGAGGGTGGGATACAGGCGAAGGAGATATTGTTGAAGAAGATCGAGCAAGAATCCCTGCCAACAGGTACAGTGGAGCTAACCCAAGAATCAAAGCCAAAGTCATCAAAGTAATTGGCATAGTAAGTTTTAGGAGGATTTCTTTAATCATGTTTCAAAAAGTAGCTAATGTTTTAAGTATCATCTCATTTGTAATGGTAGCCTCCATGAGTGGTGGAGCGTATTTTGGTTACAAGTATGTAACTTCAGAACAGTTTCAAACAAAAATGATGAACAAAATCCTTGGAAATGTACAAGGAATGATGCCTAAAGTATTGGAAAAAGGATTACCTAATCTTACTGGCCCATCTTTACCAATACCACCAACAATGGGCGAATCAAAGATATAATTGGAAATACCTGAGATTTATATTCCTGAAATATATATTCCAGACGTTCCAGAAATCTATAGTCCTCATTATATAGAAATAGCAAAGCCACCTGATATTGATGTCCCCGGTTGTACATATCAGCATCGTGATATAAAGAATACTGGTAATCGTAATCTGTTATTAGAAGATCCTAATGGTGTATATACAACGTGCGATGTACCATTTCCTAGTTTCATTCCTCTTGACTATACACCTGAGAATTTGGTCATTACAGAAGAAGTTCCTATTAATAATGAAACCGCACCCTTACCAGAAACAACAACCCCAGAAATACCAAAAATCAAAAAAGATAAACCGATAGAATTAGAACCTTGCCCTAGTAAAAACAATCAGAGAGTAGGAGACTTTCGTAACGAAAAACGGTTGGAACGTGTCATAGGGCATAAAAGAGGAGAAGATGGGATTGAATGTATAACTCTCTATGAAAGTGTTCCGTTTAAAGATCAGTACATTCCAGAAGTTTCTACTAT